GGCTGGGGTCGGCCGCGTCGTCCTTCAGGTACTGTTCCCCTGACAAACCGCCGTCCCCGGCCAGCTCGGCGTCCGGGTACTGCCCCTTCCGCGTTTCGAGCAGGTTTTCGGCGTCCATCTGCCGGTCGATCTCCTTGTACGGCTCGGCCAGCCAGGAGTTGATAAAATTCTGACGCAGCTCGGGCGCGCTTTCGCTCTCGATCCAGTTGGCCGCGATCTCCCCCAGCCGCACCCACGGCGAATAGAATACGTTGAGCCGGAACGCGATCCTGCGGCGGCTCCCGTTAGTATCGACCGCCTTCCACCGGCAGCTTTGGAGCATCTCCGCCCGGTCGGCTTCACTGATGACCGCATCGCATTCCTCGCAGAGGTAGACCGCCTGGGTCAGTGCCTGGTCCGCAGTAGCGCCCTCCGGCCACTTGAGCCGTCCGAACTTGTAGGTCCATTCGGCGTGGCAGTGCGGGCAGGTCACGAAGCATTCCATCCGGGTGTCCGCCTTCAGCCATGCCTGCCAGGTCGGGCCATCCTCAAAGACCGGTGTGGACATGCGCACCATCTTTTTGCTGCCCGGATAGGTCTTGAGCCGCTCCCTGGCCAGCGCCGCCGGAGCCGATTCCTTCCCGGACCGCGCCGGGAACTTATCTTCCTCATCCAGAAACAGGTACCGGACCGCGCGGCTCGCCAGATCGCTCGGGGAGTTCGCGCCCACGATCCCGATCGACACACCGCTGCGGAACCCCAGGTCGTCCCACTTACTCCCCTCCAGATACTGCCGCGCCAGCTCCGGACAGGCCCGGATCATCGGCTGGATTCTCCGTTCTGACACCAGCTGCGCCAGCTCCTTCTGCGGCAGCACCATCAGGATGGGGGCGGGATCGTTGCAGAGCGCGGCCCCGATCATGTTGAGTTCCGCCTCGGTGCCGCCGACCTGTGTGCACTTCACGAATGAAATCTCCTCCACCTCCGGGTCGTTGAACGCGTCCATGAGCTCCCGCAGATAGGGGGTGTAGGAGGTGCGCCACCGGCCGGGCTTGCTCGACTGCCCCTCGCCGAGGATGCGGCAGCGGTCCGCCCATTCGCTGACCCGCTCCCGCCGGGGCGGGCGCAGCGCTTCAAGCGCTTCCCGGATCCAATCAGGCGGGCTGTACCGGTTATCCGCCATCCGAATCCAGCTCCTCCCGCGCGATCCCGCCCACCGCGATCTGCTCGAGCCCCTCCCGGATTTGTTCGTCGATCCTATGGTTCAGCCGCCGGGCGGTGTCGCCGTCCACATAGGGCGACACCAGCAGCCCCAGTTCCCGGCCCAGCCCGGTGACCGCCGTTTTTAAGACCAGCAGGAACCGGGAGAGGTCCCGCACCACCTGCACACGAGGGAGGTATTCCCCCGCGGCCAGCCGGTTCTGGAACTGCCGGGCCTCAAACTGCGCCTGTTTGAGCTGGGCGTCGTAGTGCAGCCGCAGCTCCCCCGCGCTCATCTGCTCCGGGTCGGACGGCATCTCCGGACGCTCCTCCCGCTTGGCCCGCCAGTCAAGCACTGCCTTGAGGTCGTAGTACCCGCGTCTGAGCTGCGGGCATCCGCTGCGCGTCCAGTTGCTCAGGGTCGCGGTGGTCACCCCGAAGTATGCGGCGGTCAGGCGGGTGCAGAGCACCACCGTTCCGTCCTCGAAATACAGCTCCGCTTTCTCCGTCATAGCCCCCTCCCTCTGCTTCGTCATTTTGACAGGATTTTTCCGGCATCCTGCTCCGGCTGCCCGGAAATCCCGTCATTCTGCACAACCCCGCGGCGTTCTGTCCGGCTTCCGGCAACCTGCACAAGATTTCTGACGATCTGGGCAGGATTGGAAAATCAAAAGATCAAACCGGATTTTTCGGGTTTTACGGAGCTTTTTTTCGCGCTCAACGGACCCGCGCACAAGCCGCCCCGTCAGGAGTACCTTTGCCCGGCGGGCCACGCAGACTGCGAAGCCGGGATCAAAAGCCCTGCCATGCAGGGCCGCCCAGCCGCCTCTGCGTGGACGCTGTCGAGCCGCTTCCGGCAGCGCATTGCCCCGCTTGATTTTGTACCGGGGATTTGATTTGCGTACAAAAAAGAGACGCACCCTTTCGGGTACATCTCTACAGGTTTATTATACGTCAAGAATGGTGCCCTTTTCAAGGTGAACTTTTGTAAGAAAAACTACATAAAAGGTGAACTAATTAAAAAATTTTCGGCTTACAGGTCAAGCGCATCCAATGCCCGGGCTTTGAGTTGCAGCGTATATCGCTTGGACCACCCCTTCTGCCTGCAAAAGTCCGCAACCGAATCCCCTGTCAGATAGAGCGCTTCGAGCACCTCTCTGTATTTCTCGTTGTTCATCCCGCCTATGGCCCGCATCAGATCCCCCCGAAGCTCCTGCACCTGACGGGTCAGCTCCTCGCACTCGGCGCGGATATGCAGCGCGGCCACCTTGACCTGGTTTTTCCCGCCCGGATCGCTCCCCTCGGCGATCGACTCCCAGCGCGCCGCCTCCTCGCATTTCCGTTCGAGCCTTGCCAGCGCGAGCAGATACCTCTGCGCCCGGCGCTGCTTCTCTTTTCTGTTCATTCTTTTCTCCTTTTTCCCTTTTTTAAAAATAAATATAAAAGATAAATAATAGATATGGTGTATCCTTGGATGGTACATATGGTAGATATGGAGTCAATGCTAAGAAGTTCCCTAAGGAAACATAGGGGAAAGTTTACGCAAACGCCTGCAATCCACCATATCCGCCATTAGCCGGTGGGGGATTGCGGGGCCATCGCGAGGTATTCGCGCCCAATCGCGGAAAACTCCACATCCAGAAACTCCGAAAAGCGCATGGTTTTTCGCCGAAAAAACCGATGGTTGTCCACCAGCTCGGTCGAAAACTTCTTCTGTCCCAGCGGATACCGCTCCCCATTCTCTTCCGCCCACGCCCGGTAGACCGCGTAGATGCGGTGGCTCGGCAGCGCACTCCCCTGTGTGCGCACCAGACAGTCGTCTATAAACTCCTTGACCCGGTCCATCTCGTTGCGGTAGTCCTCGTTGGCATTATCCACCCGCAGGCACCGCGGCATCCCGTACCGGTACCAGTCGATTGCCCCCTGTACCGCCCAGCGGAAGATGCCCGGCCGCTCCGCGGCCAGCCGGTCCCCGAGGTCCCGGTCCTGCTTTTCCGGCGGGAACTGCGCGGTGAACGGGATCAGCCGCACCCTGCGCCAGATCCCCTGGTCGCTGCCGGTAATCACCGGCTTGGCGTTAGTGCTCATCACCACCTTGAATTCCGGTTTATAGTCGAACGACGCCTTATAGAGCAGCCGCGCGGTCACCACATCCTCACCCGTGATCCGTTTGACCATCCCCTCTGCCAGGCGGCAGCCTCCGTCCGGCTCTGAGGTGGTCAGCAGGCGCACGCTTTTCATCCGCGCCAGCTCGGCTGTAGAGGTGTTCGGGCTGCTGCGGTCCTTGACGATGATCGCTTCGGGCGGGCTGTTTTTGGTGTAGTCCCCCAGCAGCGAGGTGACCGCCTCGACAAACCTGCTCTTGCCGTTGCCGCCCGAACCCCACAGGAAAAAGATGCATTGTTCCCGGGTTGAGGCGGTCAGGCAGTAGCCCACCATCCGCTGGAGGTAGAGCGCGAGGTCCACGTCCCCACAGGTGATCTCGTCCAGGAACTGCATCCAGCGGGGGCATTCCGCCGCCGGGTCATACTCCACCGCCGCGATCATCGAGAGCATATACTCCCGCTTGTGCGGCAGCAGCTCGCCGGTCTTGAGGTTGAGCACCCCGTTCTGTATGTTCAGCAGCGCCTGATACAGGTCCAGCTCGCCCGGCAGCACAGGTATCCCCTCCAGCGGCTGCGCCTCCCGGATCATCGCCTCTTTATACTTGCTGCTGCGGGTCTTGCGGACATGCTTGAGCAGGCCCCCGTCGTCATAGAGCGAGCGTGCCTCCTCTTCCATCCGCTCAAGCAGCGTATTCGCCCGCCGCTTGACCTCCCCTGTTTCATCCACCGCCCACTGTTTGCCGGTCCAGTACATCCAACGGCCGTTGACATGGTCGTATCTGAGGTCCCGCCAGAAGGCGTCCCGGAACCGGTAGGCGTTGCCGGTGTCGTCCAGCGTATACCGCTCCGGGTCCGGCCTTACCTGTGCCGGTTGAGAGGGCTGTGCGCCCTCCGAAGGCGGCTCCCGCCTTCGGGAAGGAGATTCCGGAGGCGGTTCCGGAAGCGGCTTCCCGCCGCCTCTGGGCCGGTCATACGGGACAAACGTCCGTGTCGTACCCTTGACCGCCGCGGCAATCGTCTTCTGGCCGTAGGTCTGCGCGCCCCGTTTCTCGTCCCACTTCTTGCGGTACAGCCCCGAAGCGCGGAACACCGCGTCCATCCGTGCACTGTCCCGGTCAAACCAGAACGCTAGATGCCCACAGAGTAACAGGTCCGCCTCGCTCTGGCTCTTGCCCGAAAGCTGCGGCAGGCTGCTCCAGTCCCCCGCGTAAAGCCGCCGGATGTCCTCCCCGGTGTCCTTGTTCCGAAATGCAATCTCAAGAATCTCCTGATCCGAAAGGCTGCGCACCGCCTGACGGGAATCCGGCGTCCTTGTTGCGCCAGGCTTTGGCGCGTCCAGCCTGGTCTGCTCGACCGGCTCGGGCGTCAGATATTTCTGGTGGATTTCATCCAGCTCCTTGGTGCAGTCCCGGAGCGGGTACGGCCTGCCGGACGGGTCGAGGTACGCAGATCCGGTTACCGTAAAATACCGCCCGGTATCGTACATCTCGAGACCGAGCGAGCTGTCCCGCCTGCCCTCCCGGGCAGGCAGCCGCCCCTTGCAGAGGATATGGATGCCCGTACCGGAGGGGGAAACCTCGGTATAGCTGCGCATTGTCTCGACGATCTCCCACGCGAATGCGGTCAGCTCCCCGCCGTCCACGCAGTCGTCGATGTCGATGCCGCAGATTCCGTTTGCAAACTGGATGCCGATGCCGGTCGCGCCGTGTTCCTTCACCGCCCTGACCGCTTGTCCAAAGCTGGACCAGGTGGCCGGTTTGTTGCAGCTCGCCGGATGCAGGATGCCGCCTGCATCCGGACACGCACACAAGGGGATCTTGCTGGGATACTTGTGGCAGACCCACTGGGAGAGCTGCTTCAGCTCCTCCGGTATGTACTCATACATGGCGGGCCGCGGCCGAAAGCTCCACGATCGCCTGCTCCAGATGCATCCGGGCCGCTCCGTCTAACGCAGGAAGAGCGGCTTTCGCCTCCTCCAATAATTCCTCAACCGGGTTGCGGCATTGCGGCCGGTATTTGCGCAGGACTACATTTCCCTGCTCATCCAGCCAGATTTCAATGGACGCGCCATTTTCCCAGCCATATGTATCCCTGATTCCCTTCGGGATTACCAATCGTCCCAGTTCATCCAGTTTGCGCACAATGCCTGTTGCTTTCATCTCTTTAACCTCCTGTTTACAGATCTGGCGGCAGATCTATCTCCTGATGCCCGATCAGCTGGTTGGTCATCAGCCGGATTTCCTGCCGGATTTCGTCTATCTCTTCCGCCGCCTCATTGAGCGCGCTCAACGCCAGCGTTCCTTCTGTGCGGCTGAGGAGCGCGGTGAACTGTTCAAAGCCCGACCAGAGCGCCCCCACAAACCGTTCCCGGGCGTCGTCTGCCTCCTCCGCAGTATAGACCGCCTCCGATCGGGCTGGCTGCTGCCTGAGCTTCTGTTCCGCGGCTTCCGCCCGCTGGCGTTCGGCGGCGATCTGGCCGCAGTATTTCTGCTCGGCCTTTGCCTTCTCCTGCTGCCGGATCTCCTCGATCTGCTCCTCGCTGACTTCTGCCACCGCAACCTCAACCGGGCGGTGCTGAAGCTCTATGACCTGCCCTTGCAGGTCATCCACACAGCGCTGCGCCCGCTCCGCACGCTTTCTCTGTGCCGCGGCTTCTCCCTCAGCAATTTTCAGACGTTCATCTGCTTTTTCTTTCGCGACAAGTGCGTTCATGTAGTTGTCATACTCCCGTTTGGCGCGGGCTTTCTGCTCTGCGGCCTCCTTGCGGGCCTGGTCCCGCTCGCGGATCGCCTGCTCCAGCTCGCGTTTAGACATCTCCGCCACCGTTTTCGGCACCCCGTTGACCAGATGGCTTTCCGCCAAAAATGCTTCCCGATCCTCTTCCGGGACCTGTAGTAAAGCGATTAGTTTTGTGTAACTCAAATTCCCAACCGGTTGGGAATTTCCATACTGTTTTGCAATATTCATAAAATTCGTTGCTGTCTGTTGGCTGAATTCAACTGCATCTTTTAGCCAGTCCGCCCACGCCCCATGCGGCAGGCGTTCTTTGGCTTCGATGAGCCGCCTGCCGATCTCGATAATGTTCTGGACCGTCTGTGCCTTATAGAAATTGATCTCCACCGCGATCTGCTCCACCGTGCGCGGCCTGTCTGCTGTTTCTGTGTTGGGTCCCTTTGGGACCATAAGTTCCCGGACGTTAAACTTCCCCATCTGTTCCCTCCTGGACGACTAGATTTTGAAATGTTGTTATGTAGTAGACATTCCACTGTTCTTCACTTCGTTTTCCGGTTCCATCGGCATCTCGTCCTTTCGCCCGCTGTTGGACATGTTCGCAGGTGTCATATGCAAAGTAATATCTGCGGCGTTTCCGGAAAAACGTACAGTGTCCGCCATCAAGCGCTGCCTCTCCTGTAACAAATATGGGGTCTTTTACGTAATGCTGGCAAAAGCGCTCGCAGTTGATGCAAAACGGCATGTTCAGAATAGACGCTTTGTCGCCTCTAAAATATAATTTGCTGCGCTCTTTGAGTGTCATTTTATACGTCTCCTTTTATACCCATTTCGGGCGTATATTTTGAAAT